TCCACTCAGGGTGGGCCTCAGACATCCGCTCGAACACTTCCCGACGGACCAGCATGAAGGCCGTAGCCACCCGCTTGGCGCGCACCAGACCCATGCCGTCCATCGTCAGCTCGTGGTTGTCGTCGTAATCCAAGTCGGTGATGTACACAGGGTTAGCGTCCCGGACGCGCGGGACCGCAGCGACAATGCCCTTCTTGGGGTCGGACCCCAGAGCCATCAGGCGGAAAATCGCCTCGGGCTCGAAGTTGATGTCGGAGTCGATGAACAGGAGGTCCGTACATGAGGACTCCAACATGTCCTGCGCAAGCAAGTTACGGGCTCGGGAAACAACCGAGCACCCGCAAACACTACCGATCTGGACGTCAATACCGTGCTGGGGGGCTTGCTGGCAGAACCGAGCCAAGGACACCGCCAGTCTCAACGACACCTTAAAGTCATAGGCGGGAAGAGCGATGAAGACGCTCCTGCCCGCTAGATCGTAGCCCTTCTCCATGCCCGCACCCTCACCCGTAGAACAGAACTGTAGAGGCCGTGTTGACCACCGTACCATAGGCTCCCGAAGCAGACAGGATGCCTTCGCCGGGAAGAACTACATACACGTACCCCGCATTAGCCACGGTGGGGGTGTTAAGGGTCAGCAGGGTCTCCCCGCTAGAACCGTCTGTAATAACCACCGACCCGTCGGAAGCCCCACAGACGGAGTAAACCGCCTTGATCCTGTACCGGGTAAGGTCGCTGTTATTCTGGTCTTTGAACGCACCGGTAGCGGTTAGCGGCTTTGTGGCCTTAATATCATATTGCATCGAGGCTCTCCCTTACGGTCCCGACCTCGCTTACGAAACGGCGAACGGAGTAGCCAACGTGCCCGAACCCGGCAGCTCCCCCTGCACCAGATACTGGCCCGATGCGATAGCGGTGATGGTGAAGTAGCTACCAACAATGCCGCCCGTCGTGGTGCCATTAAGGTTGATAGACCGGATCGTCGTACCGTTGGCAAAGAAGCCCGAGGGAGTAGCCGCGCTAACCATCGCAGAGCCGAGAAGGAAGTTGCTGGCGGGGGCGAGGACTTTGATAGCCACCGCAAGGATGGTGTTCACGAAGGCGTACGTAACACCCTGATTGTTCGGCGTGTTCGGGTCGGAGCCCGGGCCCGAGCTGTTCGGGTTCGCAGTGACGTTAACCGCCGGGAGGGTAATCGTGGTGGTTGCAGCGGTAATCACGAGAAGCTTACCGCCGTGGGTGGCCGGGTCCAGCGTCAGCGTTGCGCTACCTACCGTAACAATAGTGCCCGGGCCCTGCGAATAGAAGCCGTTCAGCGAACGTACGGGACCCTGAAAAGTGGTCTGACCCATGATGCCAACTCCGTGTAGTAGCACATAACCGCATCGTCTCTACTACGTCTGCTAGGGCAGTCGATGCGGCGGATGTAACCTAGGACTAGGAGAATACCGCGAAGCGACGTGGGAATCTAGGGCTTCTTACGCGCAGCCAACATCTGCTCCATATAGGTTTTAATACAGGTAACGCTCGTCACCCAGATCAGACGACACACTAAGTTATACTGTACCGCAAACACATAAAAAAGGGGGAGCCGAAGCTCCCCCTAAGTATTTGGAAAACTTAGCTTTTAAGACTAAGCCCCAGCCGATCCGTACATACCCAATGGGTCCGACCACCCGAAACTATAACGCTCACGGGATTTATAACGGACGTTACCTGTATCGAAATCACCATCCATTGAGTTGGACAGTGGAGCACGAACAAAGTGTTTCAGGCCGTTCGGAACGTCCGTGGTCAGGAACCACGCATCCGGGTCGATCAAGAAGTGGTTCACCGTGTAGCCGCCCGGGATCGAGCCGTTCGACTTCAGGGCGTTGATGTCGTTGTCCGCAGTGCCAACACGGAGGTCAGTCTCCAGCAGGCGCGTAGCGATGAACATCGACGCCGGGGGGATAACCAGCTTATCCGGCTTGGAAGCGATCAGCAGGCCGCGCTCGTCGGTCCAAGCAGCAATCTGGATGACTGCGGCTTCCAGCGACGTCTCGTTCAAATCGGCGGTCGTCGCCGGGAGGTTCGAGTTTACGCTGCCACCAACCGTCGGATGCGAGGCCGAGAACAGCGGAACACCATCACCACCCGGGTAACTAGTGTCGAAGCCGTTGTTCAGGATCGCAGCCGCCTTGGTCTGCTTGGTGTAGGACATCGCACGTGCCAGAGCCTTGGTGTAGCGAGCCGACAGCGAGTCATAGAGGTTATCCTCGATGGCCTCTTCCGTCAGCGAGAAACCCAGAGCAATGGTCTCGTGGTTGTAACGAGCGGTGAACGCTTCCTGCCCATTGTCGTAGGCGATGGCGCTACCTTCGTTCTTTACCGGAGCCGCCGAGAAGCCCGACAGCTTGGTTTCTTCTTCGAACGAGCGCTCGGAAGTCTCGGTATCGAAGATTTCCTTGTGCTCTTCACCGTACCGAGCGTACTCGAGACCGAACAGAGCATTAAGGCCGGGGAGGAGCTCCTTGAGGAGCTGTGCGCGTGAAATAGCCATTTTCTGTTATCCCTTAGATGCCAGTAGCTTGACGGTACTGGTGACCCCCAGTGGTGCCGCTGCTAGGTTCATTCCATTTCACGATAACCTCCGTGAACGAGCCCGTCGCCGACTCCGTCTCGTTGATGACGTCGATGATGCGGATCGGGAACGTGCTGGTGGTCGCCGTAGTAGAGCTAATGCTGACAGCGGAGTTGCCCGTAATGGTCGAGCCCGTAGTCTGGATCAGCACTGCGTTGTTACCAACGGCGGTACGGTTCACGTAGCTGATCGTGCTTCCGGTCGAGACCACAGCAACCTTGAACAGCACAGACGGGTCATCCTGCACGTATGCGACGATGTCGGTGATGTTCGTGGTAGCAGCGTAGAACTGCCGGAACGTCACGCCGAAGGTCGGGTCCGTGTAGGTACAACCAAGGAAGACGCCGACAGGGGTGGCCGCGCTCGTACCGACGTCCTTCTGCAGAGTTCCGGAAGAATCCAGCTTCACGACGTCACCAAAGAAGATGGCGGTCGAGGAGTTGGTAGCAATCGGAATCTGTCGAGTCGCGCCAGCAAAGACCTGACCTCCGATCAAGTTGATCGGGATAAGCCCGTAAGGGCCTGAAACAGTAGGGTAAGCCATTTTTAACTCCTAGTTATTTGCCTTTACCAAACGACGCCGATGACTTTTTCTCTCCGAAGAGTGGCATGCGGGCGTCGTTCTCTCTCATGAAGTTGTTATCCACAGAGTCCGCCTGAGCTTTGGTTTGATTGGTGTAATAGGCACGCCGCTGCGCCATGAACTCGGTCGGAATCTTGCAGAGTAGAAGTCCTGCGACCTCAACGTTGTCTTTGTACCGACTGTTGGGGTCCACCATCATCTCGAACTGGGGTTGTTCCTCGATCCGGACCGGTTCCCAGCCTTCTCTCAGCTTAGCCGAGATATTGCGGGGGTCGGCCTGCCCGAGGGCGGAGACACGTACCCAGCGGTAGTCGTACCCGACTTCCCGGACGGGTTCCGGCAGAGCAGAGGCCGGTTGCCATTCCTTGGGGCGGGCTGCGCCCTCACGGGTTTCTAACTCACGCAAAAGCCTGCTATCGTTTGCCATATCAGTTCCCTAACTTCTGTTTTTCCCGGGCATACTGCTCGGGAGTTACACCCAGCTTCTTCGCAATCGCCAGCTGAGACGAATTTAGCGTGACCCTTCTGGAGGTCGAGCTGCGGGAGGCCGATGCGACAACGGTGGCGGGGCGATTCTGTGTGCGTCCGGACGATCTGGTGGAACCGTTCGACGATGGCTCGGAACCCTCGAAGTACTCGGGGAACCGGCGGTGCATCGTGTTGTCGATGCTATCCCAATATTCGTCGGAGCCCACGAACTGTGCACCCCGTTCTTGCTCAAGCTTCTGGTGAAGCCCCAGAGCACTAGCGGTCATTTCCGGGTCCACACCCCACCATGTATTGCGCTCTTGCCACGCCATGGTTTTAGAGTCCGGACGGGGGTTAGTACCCGCATTAGTAGGAGACTGTAGCTCCGTTTCTGCCGGTTGTACAGTGGGTCTGTAACTGCGAAGTTGCGCCAACTTGTAGGAGGCGGTGTTCAGCTGTTCCTGAGCCTCGAGCACTTTGTCCGAGTCGCCCGCTTCATAGGCTTCTTTGTAGGCCCTGCGGGCTTCGGCGGCTTCCATCTCAGCAGACTGCGCGTAGCTGCTTACCAAGGAGCGCTCGCCGTTAGATAGGGTCTCTTTAAGCTGGCGGTTCTCGGCAAGAACCCGCTGGGCGTAGTTGAGCGCCTCGGACTTCTCCCGGATTTCCCGCTCTTTCTCCCGGCGCTCGTCGTGCCAGACCTTCTTCATCTGCTTCAGGCGAGTCTTGACCTTGTCGGAGTACTCCTCCAACTCGTCGTCTTCGAGTTCCTTGACGATGTCCTCGGGCATCGGGGACTTGCCCCGATCCGCCTCTGGAGTGTCGTCCTCAATCTCGATCTCGATATCGTCCTCGAGGTCCTTGTTCAGGTTCGTGCTCATGTCTTTGTGCCTTCTGGCTCAGGTTACGCTGGTAGTGGTAGGTGTAGTTTTGGAAAAAAAATCTAAAAACACCGGTTTTGGACTTTTTGGATTTTCCAAATCACCCCCGCGAGATGCCCCTCGGGTCTTCGACCACACCTTCGACGCTGTCGTCGTTGATCAGCCGAAACTCTCGGCCATGAATCTTCACCCGGGTGCCCGCGTGGGGGCGCACAAGTACGAAGTCCCCCTCCTTGCACCAAGGCCCACTGGGGAACCGCTTCTCGTCCTTGTAGCAATCCGGCCCCTGCTTAACGACGAACAGGACAGTGGTCAGGAGATCTTCGTGGTGGATGGTAACGTCTGACTTATAGACGCCGCCTTCGGTCTTCTCCTCAACCTCCGGCAGGGCGCACAGCATGCGGTATCCAGCAGGGTTGGGGAGCTGGGTAGCCTTGCGCTCCTCGGGCTCCTGCAGGGCTTTTACCCGCTCGGGTACCCAGAGCTTCTCCTTAGTCCTCGTCATCGCCCCCCTCCATCCGGTCAGCAGCCTCAGCCATGTGGTTAACCGCAAGCATCAGCCCCCGGACGATCCCGCAGGCGTACTTGTAGTCCCCGAAGTCCTTGGCCGTCCCTCGGGCCATGTCGTCGGACATGTGCCGGATATCCTCCTGCAGCTTGCCCGCTATGTGTCTAAGCATGTCGGTACTCATTACCGTATGTCTTCCTTTTAAGCGGAGGACCCTTGCGGGTTACCCTCCTAGTTCGGGCGGGATGCCCTGTAGAGCCCCGGTGGGGGCACTTTCCGTTACAGCCTGTTGCAAGGGATTGGCCCCCGCCGCAGGTTGCTGTTTACCCTGTTGCGCCGCCTCCCGGGCGACCTGAACTCCAACACGGAGCCCCTCTGCCATATGGTCTGCGGACATCTGTTCTTTCGACGTAGCCACCTTGGCCCCGACCTGAAGACCAGCGATGCGTTCCTGCGAGGCGATGCGCTCGCGCTCGATGTCCATCTGGTCGTTCTTGGCCGCAGCGTCGATGGCCATCTTCTTCTCCTTGATCTCGACCTCCTTGGCCTTGAGTCCAAGCTCCTGCTGCTGCATCTGCAGGATCGGGTCCTGCTGTGCCTGCTCAGCAACCTTGCCTGCCGCGTCCTGCTTGCTCTTCTCGAGGACCTGCTTGGCAGCGGCGTCGGCGAGCCGGGACACTGCGATCTCCGTCTCCTCGTCCATGGGCGCATCCGGGGCCGGGTAAGGCACGCCAGCGGCCTCCTCGATCCGTCTCCGGTACTCGAAGCCAAGATGCTCCGCGATGTGGGCGTTCATCGAGGCAGTGATGGTCTGCGCCTTGGGGTTCTGCCCCAGCAGTTCAGCCACCTGTGGGTCCTGCATCGCCGCCATATGCACCTGTATGTGCGCCTCGTGGTCCTGCGAGATGAACGCCTGCACGGGCTTGCCGTTCAGGACGTTGAGGTTCTCGCTGACCGGGTCTCTTGGTGCCTTCAGCTCATCGTCCGTAGCGGGGATCAGCTTGCCTACGTTCTTTATCCCAAGGACCTCCAGCATCTGCCGGTGGAGGTAGGGGAGGTCGTAGATATCCGGAGCGGACGCTGCTAGCTGGATAACCGCCTGATACTGCACCACCTTCTGCGCCATAGTGGCGGAGTTCGGGTCGCTTACCGGGATAACGGTAACGAGGTCGTAGTCGCTCTGCTTGGCCTTGGGCGACCCCTCTTCAGGGTCGTAGCTGTACTCCTTGGGGGTGTAGTCCCGGATGATGTCCCGCAGGAGCGTGAACTCCTGCCGCATGGAGTAGTGGATGCGGGCCTGTACCGCCGACATGACCTTCAGAGTGCGCTCGAGGATAGCGAGCGTGGTGCCCACCGGGCTGTTTGCCGACATGTCGGACACTTGCAGGTCCGCCGCCGACGCGAAGCGGCGACCTTCCTCTACGATTGTGCCTAAGAGAGTATAGAGTACCTGCGAGGGCTCCTTGTACGGCAGGGGCAGGAAGTTATCCCGCAAGGCCCCACTGGCGACGTCTACGTCGCGCCATTCCGCAGGCGCGATAGGAGTGTCATCACCCTTGATCCGCAGGCCTTTAGTTTTAAACCCGCCCGGTAGATTAGATAGAGTACCAGCATCGACAAGCTGGCGAAGAAGGCTAGTACCAGACTTAGCAAAAGCACCGATAAGATGAATGAGCCCAAAAGCATAGAATCCAAACCCGGGGATGTACGAGTAGTGGACGAAGTGGTTGCGCTTCTGCTTGGTATCGTCGTCGGGGTGCCAGTTTCTACGGATTGCGAGGACTGTCTCTGTGCTCTTCTCCACCGTAACAACGTACGGTAGGGCGATGCCTGTCGGCTCCCCGTCCTCATCCTCATCCTCGTAGCCCTCCAAATCCAGCTCGACATGCATCTCAAGGATTTTGTACCGGTCGTCCGAGGACGCACGGAAGCCCATCTTCTCGGCGATCTTCTTCTCGATCTCGTCGAACGAGTCCGAGGGGTCGCCAAGCTCCACATCCACGTAGAACCCCGCCGCCTGCAGCTTGCGCAGCTCGTTGGGAGTCTTACGCATAACATGCGTTACACGCGGCGAGGTCTGGAGCGAGGAGGCACCGTACGGAACAACGACATCCTCCGCAGGTACGAACTGAGAGGTCTGGCGCGCAAGGGAGGGATCGTAGAACACCTTCTTGAACGCGTTGCCTGCAAGGCCCAGACCCCACAGCATGCGCTCGTGCTCCGGGCGATACTCCACCATGCGGTCGGTAAGCTGGTAGTTCATATCGTCCTGCACGCGGACGGCGGCTTCCTTCTTCTTGGGAGTCTCCTTGCCGATGATCTGGGTCTTCACCGGTCCCGCCGACGGGAACGTCTCCATCATGGTCTCGGCCTGAAACTTGACGAGGGCTTCCGAGAGGAGCGGGTGGTAGACGCCGGAGGCACCGGGCCACGGCTCAGTCCTGTCCTCGGTCTTCAGCCCGAGAAGCTCAAGGCCGTCCACGTAAGTCTGTATCCAGTCCTTCCGCGAGGAGATGTCATCCTCGAAGTCGGCAAGGAGGTCAGAGACAAGGGTAGAGAGGACGCTCTCGTCGAGCACTTCCGCGAGGTTGTCGTTAAACCCGTCGTCTTCCTCTTCCTCCTCTTCCTCAGGCTCTTCGCCTTCGTCCTCTCCCTCTAGCTCGACGACGATGTCGTCACCTTCCTCTTCAGGAGTGTCGGCAGACATCCCCAGCGGGGCCCGGTTCAAGCTCTTGTCAACGTTAGTGGACATCAGGAGGCCCTTTCTTTCTTCATTCTATCTGCGGCGCGTTCCGTAGCCGTCATGGCGTCTCGCTTCCTGCCCTTGGGGGTAAGCTTGTTGTTCTTTGCCATGTCCCCCCGCTTCTTTAGCAGGGCTATAGCCATGCCTTCGTCACCTAC